GGAAGACCGTCCTTCGTTTTCTTGCGTTCGCTCTCAGTCATGACAGCCCGATACTCGCCCGCAGGCAAAGCCTCAAACTCGCTGTCCTTCACTTGCGATGCGTCATATCCACCTAAATCAGCCATCTCAATTACCTTTCAAAACTTCACTCGGGACAAAAAACTCTGCATACTTCTCGAACGAAAACTCAACCATTTCTTCCGGCATGTTCAAACGGTTCTTGGCACGGACTCCCGCCGTTGGCTGCGTCCTGACAAAACGCTCGCTGCCACCCGCCGCGATGTTTCGAGTGCGGTTAAATCCGGTGTCTTCTTTGACTGCGTAAGTTCGGAACGATCCAAAGAAAACTTCCTGACACCAATCGCAAAGCAGATCACGAGCGAACTCACAGACGGACGGTTCCCACCGCTCGTAGGACGGCGCATCCGGCGGAGTGATCTTCACGGCTTCGCTGTGTGCCAGCAGGATGATTCCCAGCCCGCGTTCAGTGTGCAGCCAGTCCAATTGAAACTTGATCTTGTCCCACATGGCCTCAATAAACTTGTTGCCCTTGCCATAGCTGAATTTATCGTCTGCCATCGATTCGACGTTTTTTTCTTTGCAGATCTGCTTTTCAATGATCCGCTGCAAAGCGTCGATTGTGTCGATGGCAATCCAGCGATAAGGGAATTCACCTTTTGCCGCCGTCGTGTCGCAATGCAACCAAAATTCCTGCCACTCATCCCACGTTCGAATCGGGGGAGTCTTATCCATGTCAACGTCTCGATCGTCTTCGAGATTCGCCAACAGTGCCCCACCAAATGCCTGCGAGGCAAAAGTTGTCTTTCCGATAAAGTTCGTCCCATGAAACAGAACGCGACGTGGTCCGCCCTGTTTTCCTTTCAAGATCTTCACTGCTCTTTTCTCCGCTCTAAATGACACTCAGAACACAACACTCTCAACCCATCCGATTCGCAGAACAGCCGATCGGCGAACACGCTCAAATCGGCAAATGATTTCAGTGAGCCACATGGCTCGATGTGATCGACTTCAACGTCCTTGCGTGCGAACCATCCTTCGCATCGCTCGCATTGGAATTCCCACTTCAGCCGCTTGTTGTCGCTCTGGCTTTTACGCTTCACAACATTCAGTGCGTGCCTAACTAACGGAGGCCAGCGACGTGATAGTTGACGAAGTCCCGAGCGGATAAATCCCCAGAACGCGGCTTCAGTCCACTCGCCACCGGCGCGAGTTCTCGGGACTCTGTCAGTCTTTGCTTTGCGGCTCATCCCTGCCCCCTCAATAAGCCGCTGCCACTCGGAAGCATTCGCGTCGAACACTCACGAATCTGTGAAGGCCGATGCAATCCTTTGTTCTGCAGAAGATCGGGCCGTTCCATGCGGATTGATTCCGCCAGCCCCATTGTTGTTTCCGTGCCCCAAATCTCTTCCAATGATGGATCTCTGGTCATTGGCTTGTGGCCTGTTGGAGCGTGTAGCCGCTTAGATTTTCTTTTTGCCATCTCTCGCAATCGCCTCCGAAACTTCCCTGCGATGAACGGAAACATCTTTTTGGGCTTCGATTCCAAGGCGAACTTTGTCGCCTCGTATCTCGATTATCTTCACAACAATTGAATCACCGATCAGGATGTCTTCTTCAGTTTTCCGGCTAAGCACTAGCATGATTCGTTCCGTCTGATTAGTTAATGAAAACCTGCGAACGGCTTCGACGAACTGTTGACCACGCCACCGCTGGCAAGCCGTCCGCAGGAGTACAAATTCAGAGCCTGACCAGCCATAATGGCTTGCGGGGGCCAACCGTTGGCGTCTTCTCCAATCGGTCAGGCTCTGAGGGAGATTCGCCCGCCGCCGTTGACAGCGGGCCGGACAGAAACGATCTGCCCGTTCCGATTTAATCCGGTGAGCCATTGCTCTCGCCGGTTAGTGATTTCGGACGCCCTGCCACAGCATCGACGTCCTTACATGTGCGACCTTTCTGACGAGTCGCTGTGGTTCAATACGTCCTTCCGTACTTCTCACGGATCTGCTTTTGCACCCGTCGCCGCTCTGTCCGTTCTTCCGTCAGCTCAACTGATCCAGCCGCAAACCATGCCAAGACCATCAAGAGAACTGTTGCGATAATTTCATTTAGCATTTGCCAGTCTCCTTTGCTTTGCCGCCTCGACATGAGCATCCTGAGCTTTTTTGATTCGCTCCCGAGCCATCTCACGACGCAGGCAGCCGCATGATTTCGTTCCGCCACTCTGAATGCGTGAACGATGGGTGTCAACAATTTCTCCGCACGAGCATCGACAACGCCAAACCTGATACCCGCCTGCGTTGTCCCATTGCGAGACTGTAAACATATAGCGGATTACGGTCAGCCGCGAGCCTGCTGGCGGGATCGGTGGCGTTCGCTTTTGTGGTCGCCCAATGTTTGCTGTCATGCCTGCCCCTTTGCTGTGAATGTCATCGCTGATTTGCCAGTGACTTCGCACTTGCGATCCTCGCATTCTTTTACGAGATCCATCCGGACCAGTTCACGCACACGCTTGCGAAACGTTTCGATGTTCGCGACGTATTGCTTTGCCGCTTCGCGTGCCGCTTCGTTTGCCGTGATTGGCTTTGGTGCGTCCTTAATGGCTTGCAAAACAAAGCTCTGTAGCGTGTTAATTCGCAGCTCTGTTTCGACTGCTGATTTCTGGCTGGTTATTGGGTCTGATTTGCGGGAGATATTTGCGGGGGCGTCGAAACCGAGGGTAAGTTGCGTCATGTTGCGGCCTCCTCAAGTTCTGAAAACAAACTCGACTGATGCACCGCAGAATGCTGACGTGTTGCCAGATCAAGATTCTTTAATGCCTGCTTGTGATACTCGGTCTTCAGTTCACATCCATAAAAACGCCGCTTGTCGTAGATGGCCCGTTTTGTCTTTGGCGATGTTCCTCCAAGCGAAACGAATCCTTCCGATCCGATGCCAGCAAACGGACTGAAAACGATCTCACCTGGATTCGAGTACAACAAAACACATCGGCGAATCACTTCAAGCTGCAACGGGCAAATGTGCCTCGTGTCGTCGTCGGACTTCGCGGCCGCCGTGTTCAGAGTATCGGTTTCATGCACGTCATCCCAGCAGCCTTCAGCCCATGCAATCCAATCGTTTCGGCTGACCTGACCTTTGGCGTCGATTGGCGTTGCGTTCTCGCCTGGCTTGCGAAACTTGATCAAGTAGTCTTGAAGCGTGCCGCGTTGCTTTGAACGATCGCTTTCCAGTCCAGAAAACTGAAGCTCTCGTGATCGCGTTCGAATAGCCTGTGATTGTGGATTCTTGCGAACACTCCAGTCGTATTCGTAGACAAGGCCAGCACGCTCACCGAGCCGAATGTTGGTTCCTCGAAAGTCGCACAGGCCAACGCCGCCTGATCGCTTCATTCGTGGAATCTGGCAGACGTGGACGATTGCGGCCCGTCCCGGCTTCAGGACTCGCATCAGCCCGTTGAACATGAACGACAGATGAACCGCCGCTTCCATGCCCATTGAGTCAACGTTTCCAATGTCGCCTTCTGCGTCACTGTAAGCATACAGGCTAGGGAATGGCGGAGAAAACACAGCAAAGTCGACAGAGTTTTCAGGCATGTCTTCCAGCATGTGCGGAATGCAATCGCCGTGATGGACGTGGAACTGTTCTGAATCATCGAAAACATGCATGGCCAATCTCCTTGAAAAGTGCTTCCTGCTCTTCCGTGTCCTGTTGAACTCGACCGGCTTTGCGCAGCACGTTGTCAACAAATGGAACTTCCAGCTCCGTCACTGGAATATGGACATTGAGAGGCTTTGTGGAACCGATACGATTCGATCGCTTAACGGCCTGATAGAACTCTTCATAGGAGTCCTTTATGCCGCTAAAGATTTGCCGAGTGCAGACCTGTAGATTCAAGCCGAACCCAAGAATCTTTGGCTTCGTGATTAGCACTTTGACGCGGCCTGATTTAAACGCATCAACCGCCGCTTCCCGGTCTGCTTCTTTCGTGTCACCGGAAACGCTAACGGCTTCAGGAAACAGTTTTTCCATCTGTTCTTGCTCGTCGTTGTAGTGACACCAAATGATTGTCGATTCATCTGGCCAACTCTCGACTTGTGATCGAATAAATGCAGGCTTGAGTGATGCTATTCCGCCCTTACCTTTTGCGATCTGTGACAGCTTGCCACGATCGCCAATGCCGCCGATGTTGTTCGTGATCAGCGAGCCAGTAACACTCTGAGCAGCCTTGCGTTGTTCGTCTGTCAGATCGATGTGATCGATGTGGATATTGATTGGCGGAGTGACGCCAACGTTATCTTTCCATCCGTAAGTGGCTGGATTCGTCAGAAAGATCGACCAGTCAGCAAGCGACCTATAGAACGGCTTTAATGCGTGCGGCTTGAGTTCCCATCGGTTTTGCGTTTCGCCGCGATTAATGAAGTATGTGGCGAGAAACTCATTGACGGTTTTCGCACGATCCAACAGTACCGCATGATTCGCAAACTCGATTCGATCGTTCGGAGCTGGCGTTCCTGTCGCGCACAATTTCCAATCAAGTCCTCGGCCCAATTCGATTAGCCGCGTGCCCCATGCCCCGTAATGGCTTTTAAGCATGGATGATTCGTCGAGAATCAGGCCAGTCAGTTTCCCCGGCGCAAGATCTTCGCGGATCGCTTCATAGTTTGTGATTCCGATTTGTAGCCCATTTGTGGCGGTCAGCCATTCCTGTAAATCAGCGGCTTTGACTCGACCGATCGGGAACGCTTCTCCGTACCATCGCAATGCCTCTTCCACTGTCTGACGACACACCATCAACGGGGAAACGATTAGCACTTTGCCTTTTGTTTGCTCAGCACAGTGGCGAGCGAACTCCAGAAGCATTAACGTTTTTCCAAGTCCGCAGTCAGCAAAAATAGCATACTTGCGACGCTCAACAGCGATCCGAACAATGTCTGCCTGGTAGTCGAACAGGTTGACGGCCGGAGTGTATTTCTTGCCCGTCTTTCGCTTTGACTTCACTCCGACGAGTGAGGCGTATTCGTCAGGGACAATTGCGGCCGATCCCTTGAACTGGTAGATCGGGCATTTGCGTACAGCTAGAAAACGTGCATAGTCTTCTGCTGAACGTGTATTGAAATCAATTCTCACGCTTTCCGCCCCTTAAAATACTTTGCCGCGATCCGCCACAACACGCCCTGCCGACTTTCGCCGGTCTTTGCTGATTCATCCGCCAAAGGCTTTTGCAGTTCCGGCGGAACACGCAGCAGCAGTTGAGGATTGCCTTTAACTTTCTTTTTCACTTCAATTACCTCGCTGCTTTAATCAAAACGTCACATGCAACCGCATAACGCAAAGGAGAGCCAACCGGCAACACGCTTAGTCTAATGCGAGCCAATCGTGCGTTTGCGTCAACAGACTTTGGCGTCGTATAGCCCAAAATTTCACATGCTTTTGAGTAGCTCATCGTTCTTTTCCTTACCAGTGTTTTGCGTCTCGGTGCGGGCATGATATCACTATCGGCATGGGCGTCAATGCGTGGTGATATCATTTTGCTGGATTGTGGAAAAGATTTTGTTTTGCCCGTGTTTTACTGAGATATCTCTTTGCGCATACCGCCACTTTATCCAGATCCTATATTGGATCTCTTCGGATTCAGCCTGTCTTGGTGTTTCGTGCAACAGTGACCGAGGGCTCTGGATCTGTCTGGGTCGTCAGTTTGGACGTTGCCCAGAATTAAACGCCTCACGCAGTTTGCGACGAATTTCACAGCGGCGGTATTTCTGTGTCCAGTTACCACCAAGACAACGACCTTTTCTGCACTCACCAAACGCCGACAGCCAGGGCATTGCTGCTCTGGCTGTCATTGTGGATTGTGCGACGATCAAATCGCGGTGCATCAGTGTAAGGGAGATGCGGCCCAATAATCAATTCGTTTTGCCATTTGATCGTCGCTACTCGGTTTCCACGCCGAACAGCAAACGCACATTACCACACCCACGAAGTCGGTCAAGGCTATTTGCTGGGTTCTGGTCCAACGGTGGCGAGTTCTTCTAACCTTTCTGGTTCAATCAATTCTGCTGGGGCACCGCGACTCCCGAAATAAACCTTAGGCTTTGGCAAACTGGGATCTCGCTCCTTAAAGTTTTTCATAAACCACCGGATAAAAGCCCCTCCCATTCCCTCTCCTATTTTCTTGTCCTTTCCTCCGAAGTCCGTGCCTATTGGATCAATGATAGTTACGCCGCCTTCGTGTGCTGCAATTATTGCAACTGATGCGCCAAGGGTCCAAATATCTCTGTGTGACCAGCCCCTAGAGAATCCCTGTCGAATAAACGCCGGGCAATGTCTAGCAGATTCCTTGGCTGTCAATTGAGGGCATTGAGGCAATTGCCGTCGCAATGCTTTCATTAGTTTTTTTGCCTCAACGCCATCACCTGTAGGCACCGTATCATCATATTCGTCCATATCGCTCTCATCAGCCTCTTGCCGCAATGCCTGAAATTCCACATTGCGAAGCTTCGCTTCCATACATCTATGGACATCCCGCATTTTCTGATTATCGAGTCTCATTGCCTCAGCCTCAGCCTCAGCCTCATCTGCCCGTTTCCTAGCAGCCTCCTTCACTGTCTCAGCTTCCACTGCCTTTTCTTCTGCCGCCGCCAGCGACGTTCTTAGCACGTTCACGTCATCTTTCAACAACTTCAGACGCCGCAACGCTTCCTTGTCCCTGCCGAGATATGACTCCATTTCAGCAAACCGTTTTTTTACTTGCGAAACGCTCATCGTTTGTCACTCCACATATCAGCAGGAACGCGAACAGTCTGTGCCGCCTTGTTTGGTGCAATCGATTTCAGTTTTGTCTCCAGTCGATTCAGCAGCCGAAAGAATTCATCGACGTTTGGCACTCGCTCGCCATGCGTCAAAATGTGGTCAATCACAGTTTCTGCTGTCTTCAGCGTTCGAAGCAGCACGACATCCTTCGGCAGCTCTGCACACTGCCTGCCTGTAATCCGTGAGCGAATTTCCGGGTCTTCGTGCAATTCCTCCAGCCGGTCTGCGTAGACCTTGTGCGGGTTTGCAGACTTTGGCAGAGATCCAAAAAATGATTCAATGTAAGGCGTTGCGTCCGTAGCCGACATTCGCGACTGCTTCAGAGTCTGCAGAAACCCTGTCACCGGCTGCGATGCCTGCTCAAGGACTGGCCCCTTTTCAATAAACGGTCGCAACTCTGCCAGCATTGCGTCGGACAGTTCCGGCCCTCCGATGTGGCAAATTCTTGACTGCAATTCAATTGCGTCCGCAATGCGTTTGACATCCGCTGTTTTCCATCCGCCCATTTTGGCGACTTCTGCCGCACTCATTCCCCTGCCGACGACAAGCACTTCAACTGCCCGTCGTCGCGTCCATTCTGCCGGTTCTGCCCTGCCCTGCATTCGTGCGTTTGCAAGAACACGAATGGAAGCCAGTGAATCCTCATTGTCGGTCGAAACGACATAGGCAGAAATTCTGGTTGTCTGCTGCAGTTCCGCCGCTGACAATCGCTGAACTCCATCCAAAACCCGCAGCCCGTCTTCCGTCTTGCATAGAATCGGTGCCGGTGCAGCCGATCCCGCTTCCATCAACGCTGCATATTCCAAAACAGCATCTTCTCTCACCGCAACCGGCCTGCCAATGTTCTCGGTGTTCCATCCTTTTGCGAAGTCATCAGGCAGCCGTAACCCGTTGCAATACTCGTACTTAATTCCCATTGCAGTCAGAAAATTCTCTGTCCTGCTATCTGTGGTAAACATGCAAATCTCCAAATGCAAAACCCGCACGCAAGCGGTCAGACTTGCGGCGGGCTTAGGCAGTCCGGGTTTACAGCCCGGAAAACTTACTGACATATCACACCTGACCGTGTGACGTTGATTCTATGATAGCACCCGTCGCGCCAGAATCAAGTGCAGAAACGCAGACAGCCACCCCGATCAAGATGGCTGTTCCCAGACTGCGTTTGGCTGCCTTGCTATTTATCCGCTCGGCTTGCCTTGGCTATGACGGTCTTGCCTACAATTTCCACGCCACCGCGTAAGTGTCTCGCCAGTGTTCATTGCCGCTCACGTCGATTCCGACGAATCCTGCGTAATGAAGCTCCTCTGCAAGCTGGTCCTGACTGATGTTGCCGTAGTGTTCGTCGACCTGCAATGCCCCGCCGTCAATTGCTGAGTGCGGATCTCTGCCGGGACCGCCGCATGTGATCAGGATTTTTCCGCCGGGCTTCAGCCAGCTTGCAGCGTGGGAAATCAGTGAGTCCCATGTCATGCAGTGCTCAAGCACCTCGCAGCAGATCACCATGTCGACCAACTGTGTCGGATCGTATTCCATCGCATCGCACACAACGTCGACCGCTGGGCCTGCAATCAAATCAAGGCCGATCCATGTGGCTCCGGGAAAGTGTGCCCGAACACTGCCGTTGATGTCGCGGCTGCCGATCTCTATTACAGAGATTTCGTCGGCCGTCGCATACCGCCCAACAAATTCAAACGCGCCGGGGTGCATGGCATCTCCCTGAATTGCAAAATCGTGACGTGAGCTTATTCCCATCCGGCCGCCAAGAGTTACTATCGTTCGCCGTCGCGAAGTAGTTCGCGTTCTCTTCATCCAGATTCGTCGGGTCGAGATACCAGGGCATATGCCGCGCCGTGTAATCGCCTCCGACACGAACAGCCCGAACTCCAGCAACCTTTGTTGCCGTCCGGTGCGGCGTGCTCGCTCGATACATTGCCAGCGTTGTGTCGATTGGAGCCGCGTAATAACTTCCTGCGATGCTATGCCGCCAGAATCGCGACTCCCATTCCTTGACCTGAGTTTGCCACGGTGGCAAGTCATCGATTCGCAATGCAACGCCAGATTTTACGACGCCCGGCATCCGTCGCCACGTCATTGGAAACGCGAGCACCTGCATCAGATCGGCCGGGACGCCTTCTAGGTCCAGATCGCAGTCAGTGACGCAGTAAAAGCCGCTGTTGGGCCTGTCGACGATGCCGGCCCGCCAAGGAGCGTGATGTCCCAGATTTTCGGTGAGTCTCACAACCTCGAACGGGCAATCACTTGCGTACCAATCGAGGAGTGGCCCCCATGTGGAGTTGTTATCGACGATGATCGGGACTGCGTTGTCGAGTGCCGCGATCTGTTCGCACAGCTTGCGCGTCGTGGTGAGGCGGTTGAAGGTGTTGACGTAGACTGGAATCATTCGATGCCCCTCGCTGCTTTCCACGCTTTCCATTCGGCGTCGACGTGCTCTGCAAAGTATTGATGGTTGAGCACCGAGGACGGGACTAAATCATGGAATATGCAGGCAGATTCTGCAAAAGCAAACAGATGAGCAGGCACGTACTCAACAATCCACCTGTTTGCTTCTTTCCACTGCCAGTCTCGCTCAAAGACCTCCTTGGCTCGCATCCAGTACGCCGAACCTGCATAGAAGAAATCACCGGGCTTTTTCTTTACTAGCGGTGTTTGCGATCGCATCACGCCACAGACAAGATGACTCGCCAAGGCATCTTCTACTGACGGCAGATCCATGTTGCCGTCCCAGAGTATTTCGGCCCACTTTTCTTCCACTGCCCCCGGCTGTTTCGTAACGGCCTTTGTGTGAGCCCGGAAAATGATCGCGTTCGTATCGTCTGTCTGCAGCTCTGACAACATCTCTACGTGCGTCAACGTCTCAGCCAGCTTATTGTTTTCGGCCCGGAACCATTTGTCGACTCGAATCCCATCAAACTGCTTTTGCACTTCTTCGATTGTCGCTGTCGATGAATCAACTCCAACGCCGATTACAATCTTGCCATTAAACTTGTCTTGATGCTTTCGAATCTGCTGCACATGCCATTTCCAAACATCCTCGCGACGTTTTAGCGGGTACAAGTGAAACATCAGGCTTCGAGTTGGATTCACCAGCGGTCTGTAGTCCTCTCGATACGACGCCCACTTACCAAGCGGACAATACGAGGCCCGAGGCATTACCTTCAGCGACAGATTGCACCCGCATCCGCCTTTGGTATCGTCGCACCATCCGTCTTTGTTGAGCGGACACGCGGCACAGATTGCGGAGCGATTCGCCTGCTGCTCAGCGGTGGCAACCGCCATTCCGTCCTGGATGAAATCGACGGCTGCATTTTTGAGCGAGACAACGCGGTCGACTGCACGGGCGAGTTTTGATTTCGGCTTGCTGTTGCACGATTGGCATGGCTTGTGGCTGGCAGTGGCTACTGCTTTGCGTAGGTGCCTGTCCGGCTGACTTGTTGCGACTGCCGCTCTCGCCTGCTCGACCTTCTGTAGCATCGCGTCGACAGCAGGTCCATTTCCGCGCTGGCATGTCGTGAGCATCGCCTTTGCCAATGCCTTGCCTCGAACAATGCACAGCTCAGTAGTGCAGCCTTCACATCCCATTTTGTGCGGCCTTTTCCTGCATCATCTGATAAACGCCCTCTGCTGCTCGGCAATTGATCTCGTTTTTCTTTCGTAGCTCCAGATCCGTCGTGATAGCCATTGAGATTCGAGACAACAGCACAGCCCAGAATACGACTTTTGCAACTGCAATCATTTCCTGCATGTCAGCACCCGATTGTTACCACGCCTTGAACTAGCACGGGATACGATACCACCCCTCCGGACGTCTCACACGCCATATACGCGATAAAAGAAAATTCTCCGATAGGATCGTCGCACGTTGGGCAAGTAAACTCGAAATCTTCCGCGTCTGCCCATGTGTCCGATATCGGCGGCTCAAATGTTCCGCCTGAAATTGCGGAGCGGTACTGAGCTTTCCATTGATAGGTGCCATCTCCGTTGTCTTGGCAAAAAACTCTGGCGTTGAGAAACGTAGCGTCCAAACGTAAAACCGTGCCCTCCGGATCACCAGTATCCTCGCACCCAAAATCGCCAGTCACAACGGCTGGATCAAATGCCCCGCAATCGGATGTTTCTGGAATCGTCGTGTATTCGACTGACGCCGACGCCGTAAGAAGCCAACCGGGACAGCATGGACAGCCACTTGATTCGCACGAGCACTGCTTGCAAGCAACCGCAATCGTCGTTCCGTCATACAACGTCACGGTCGCGGTCATCGACGCACAGCCCGGCGCAGCAACTGGCTCCTGTTCTTCTCCATCGACGGACATGGTGATAATGCACTCGCCATATTGATCCCGGCCAAGTGCAATCGACAAGTCATAGTAGCCGACTGAACCAGCCCAAACCGGCGCGTCGCATTCGTAGCTGATGTTGCAAAGTTCGCCAGATGAAGTCGTCCCGTTCGATTCCGTAATCGTCACGCAAACGCACTCGCAGGAGCAACGACAGGTTCCGCAGAAGAAATCATTGCAGCCCGTGTCAGGATCAACAATCAACGCCAATTCTCGTGGCTCGTGCTTGCTCCAGCTCAACGTGCCTTCAAGATATGCCGTTGCCACCGCCACTGTGCCGCTCGGATCTCGGCAGCTTGCCCCCTCGTAACAGTTCGCGCGGTAAACTTCCTCATCGTCGAGAGTAACAACATATTCGCATTCGCCAAACTGAGGTATTGGCGACCGAACCATCACAACCCGAAAGCCGATGTCGTTTCGTTTCGTTGTTTCGGCAATCAGTGTGCGGTTTGCTGATCTGCATTCCGCAGCAGTGGAATTCCAGCCGCCACCGCGAATGACCTGATCACCGGCGCTACCGTCTGCTCTTAAGTTTTGCGCCCACTCCCAGACGTTGCCGTGAGTGTCGACAAGTCCTTGAGCATTAGCCGGCTTGCCGCCCACATCATGAGTTTCAGCCCCGCTGTTTGTGACAAACCAACCATTGTCTGGAAGGTCCGCAGAATTTGCCCCGAAGTTGTACGCCGTTGTTGTTCCAGCTCGGCAAGCAAACTCCCATTCCGCTTCCGTTGGCAGCCGATAGGACCGTCCCATTAGGATTTCAGCAGGCAACGCCGACAACGCCGTGCAAAATGCTTGAGCATCCGCGTAAGACACTTTTTCGACTGGCCTGCCGCTGCCGCTAAAATGACTCGGACTCAATCCTCGCACAGTTAGGTATTGCGATTGCGTGACCTCAGTTGTACCGATCACGAATTCATCGACACTTGTTGAGACCTCGGTTTCGTCGGCATCTCGCCCGGTTTCCGATCCGGGGCTGCCCATCGTATATGTGCCCGCTTCGATCAGGGCAAACGGCATTCCGATCGAATTGCTACTGACTGGCGGAGTGATGTCCGGGAGAATTTCGCGTTCCCAGTACGATACAAACGCATGGCCGCCAACCGTGCCTGTCCACGATGATCCTGCGAAGGTTGCTGAGCCATAGGAGATGCCGTTTTCGTAGGTCTCCCATTCAATGCAAATCTTGCAGGGCAACGCCCCGCAGCATTGATCGGCCGGAGCCGTGTCGCAAGTTTCAACCGTGAATTCTGCACAGGGTTTCAGTCGCGTTGGCGATGCTTTGCGAAGATAACGCGGAGGCATCAGTCGCACTCCGGCTGCGCACATAAATCATCGATGATCCATTTTGGCGTACACGCACCGGTTAGCGGGTACATGTAGGTGGCTCG